CATTTACTTTTAGGGTGAAGGTTCGTAGTCTTACGCAACCAAAGTTGTAAAAGACGTAAGGAACAACCCGATGGCGTTGACTGAGGCTCAGATAAAGAAGGCCGAACCAGGTGACAAGCTATACAAGCTGGCGGATGGGCGCGGCCTGTTCCTCCAGGTTCGCACGAGCGGCGCGAAGGTATTTGTCAAAGAGTACCGCTTCAACGGTAAGCGCGGCAGCCTGACCCTGGGCGAGTTCCCGGAACTCAAGCTGGCGATCGCCCGGACCAAAGCCGAGAGGGTGAACCTCCAGGTTAGGAGCGGCGAGGACCCTCGGCAGTCGGGCGCGATCCGCCGCGATCCGATTCCGGCGGCGGACGCCGAGGAGGCCCCCGTGCCCGAGGAACGCCGGGTCGAGGTCGTCGCGGCAGCGTTCATTCGCAAGCGCATGAAAGAGGGTATCGCGGAGGCCACGCTGAACAAGCTGAACTGGAACCTCGGGAGCCTGGCGGGCGGCGCGCTCTACGGTCGGGACATCGCCTCGATCAAGCCCCCGGAAGTCCTCGCCCTGGTCGAGAAGGTCCAGGAGGAGGGCAAGGTCGAGAAGGCCAAGGACATCCACCGCAAGCTGGGCCAACTGTTCGACTATGCGATCGCCTTGGGGCTGGTCGAGTGGAACCCTGCCCGGATGGTCACGCGGGCTGTTATCAAGACGAAGGGCGGCGAGCATCCCGGTCTGACCTGCCCGAGCGACGTGGGCGGCCTCATGCGGGCGATCCGGCTCTACCCTGACACGGCGGGCCAGGAAACCCGGGCTGCGCTGCTGCTGTCGGCCTACACCTTCTTGCGGTCGCGGGAATTGCGCGGTGCGCGGTGGGAGGAGATCGACTTGGACCTCGGGCTGTGGACGGTGCCGAAAGAGCGGATGAAGGGCCAGGACGGCGATCATCTGGTCCCACTGTCCCGGCAGGCCAAGAGAATCCTGGAGGCGCTTTCGATGTGCCGGGGAGACAACGATCTGGTTTTCCCGATGCTGCGATACCCGGACAGGTACATGTCGGAGAACACCTTGAACGCGGCGCTGCGGCGGCTCGGTTACGATACCCGCAAGGAACACTGCCATCACGGGTTCCGCACGACCTTTTCGACCAACATGAACGAGCAGGGGTGGAACCGCGACTGGATCGAGCGGCAGCTTGCCCACAGCAGCAAGGACAACGTGCGGGCGGCATACAACAAGGCTCTCTACCTGGGGGGCCGGACAGAGATGATGCAGGGATACGCGGACTGGCTAGACGCCGTGGCCGAGAACACAAGAAGGGACTGAGGGGTTGAAGGGGATCAGGTTCAGGAGGAGCGACGACACCTGATCCCCAGATGCCGCATAAGCGGACAGGTCCATCATCGCTTATGCGGAACACAATATCAACTTTTAGTTTGCTAATAACCAATTGGTTGAATTACACTACCAGCAGAGGACGAGCGTAAATGAGTGATGATTTCGAGGACCTTCTTGGTCCCGCCCCCGAGCAACCAGCGAAGCAGAAGGCCCCGGCGAAAAAACCGGCGGCCAAACCTGTCGCGCTCGCGCGAGGGGACGCGGCGATCGTCCAGGCGCTATTCCAGCCGGTGAGCATCACGTTCCTGGCGGAGGTACTGCAACGAGATCGCAAGACGATCACTAAGAAATTGGCAAACCTCGGCCCGATGGCCCGTCACAGGGGCGGGACGCCGCTCTATGATTTCCGGCAGGCCCTCGAATACCTAATCACGCCCAAGATGAACGCTGCCGAGGCGATCAAGAAGATGGGCACCGACGATCTCCCGCAGTCCCTCCAGAAAGATGTGTGGGACGCGAAACTCAAGCAACAGAAATGGGCTGCGCAAGCGGGCGATCTTTGGAAAACCGAGGACGTTCTAATGGTGTTGGGCGAGACGTTCCAACGTCTCAAGACCACGACACAACTCTGGATCGACCAGGTGTCCGAGGCACACTCCCTCCCAACTGAGGTCCGGGCCGAACTCACGACGATGGTGGACGCGCTCCAGTTGGACTTACACCGCTCGCTGGTCGAGATGCCGCAGGAGCGATCTACTCTGTCACAGCTTGGCGAAATCGAAGGAACCGAACTCGATGACTTCTAGATTCAAGTGCCCCAAGTGCGGCGCGTTAAGCGGAGACGACTGGTCCCACTGCATAGGCAAATGCCCGATGCCGATGTCCCCCCACCACGATCCCCGGGCCAAAGGCTCCAGGCCGGAGTCCGCCGATGGGTAGGTTCACGACACTAGAGGACATGGTTCTGGCAACTGCGGAGGCGGTCCGCCCACCCGAACGCCTGACCGTGGCAGAGGCCGCCGAGAAGTACCGCTACATCAACAACCCCGGCAGCTATGTCGGACCGTACAAGAACAGCGCCACGCCCTACTTAGTTGAGCCTATGGAGACGCTGACCTCACTCGATTTCACGCAGATGGTTTTCGTCGGCCCGGCCCAATGTGGGAAAAGCGACATGAGCCTCAACTGGTCGGCCTACTCGGCCATCTGCGACCCGGCGGACTTCATGCACATCGACAAATCGCAGTCGTCGGCCCGTGACTGGTATCAGCGCCGGGTCGAGAAGATGTACCGCGACAACAAAGATGTCCGGGACCGGCTCCTGCCTGGCAAGCACAACCAATCCACCTACAGCAGCAGGTTCACAAGCGGGATGCTCTACACGCTGTCCTGGCCCACGGTGAACGAACTGTCAGGTAAGCCGATCGGGCGGCTCTGGTTGGCGGACTATGATCGGATGCCGGAGGACATCGGCGGCGAAGGTTCGGCCTTCGACCTGGCCGTCCAGCGTATGAAAACATTCGGGCGGTTCGGCATGTGCGCAGCAGAGTCCTCGCCTTCCCGGATCACCGAGAACAGCCGGTGGATGCCGTCCTCTCCCCACGAGGCCCCGCCGACGACCGGCATCCTGGCCCTCTACAATCGAGGAGACCGGCGGCGCTGGTACTGGCCTTGCTTGTCGTGCGGCCACCCGTTCGAGCCGGATTTCAAGCTGTTCGAGTGGAACACAGAAACGGACGACCTCTTGGCGGCAGCCGAGCAGGTCGTTATGCGGTGCCCGCACTGCAACCACGCCTATCGTGATAGCACCCACGAAGAATCCAACACGCCAGGCAAGCGCGGCATGAACATGCGCGGCTTCTGGCTAAAGGACGGCGAGAAATTCGACCCGGAGACCGGCGAGATCATCGGCACGGCAATGCGATCGCGGATGGCCTCGTTCTGGCTCAAAGGACCGGCTGCGGCGTTTGCCGACTGGACCGACATGACGCACAAGTACCTCAAGGCGATCCAGGAGTTCGAGAATACCGGCTCCGAGGAGGCCCTGAAAACCACGGTCAACACAGACCAAGGGCTGCCCTATCTGCCTGCGGGGATCGAGTCCGAGCGTCTGCCGGAGGAACTGAAAGCCCGCGCCCAAGGCAGCCTCGGTGAGCGGGTGGTGCCCGAGGATGTCCGGTTCCTGGTGGCGTCGGTGGACGTGCAGAAAAACCGCTTCGAGGTCCAGGTCCACGGAATCCGGCCTCACGGCGATGTCGTCATCATCGACCGCTTCAAGATCAGAAAGTCTATCCGGCTCGATGAGGACGGAGACCCGTATCCACTGAACCCGGCGGCCTACGTCGAGGATTGGATGCGGCTCGTCGATCTGGTCCTGGAGGCCGAGTACAAGTTGAACGATGACACCAAACGGCACATGCAGGTGCGGATGCTCTGTGTGGACTCCGGTGGTGCTGCGGGTGTGACCGCGAACGCCTACGAGTTTTGGCGGCAGCTTCGCAAGGACGGTCGGAACTACCACCGCCGGGTCCAACTGCTCAAAGGCGGCACGACACCCACGGCCCCGCTCGTCAAGATCGACTATCCCAACGCAGAGCGGAAAGACCGGCGCGCCTCGGCCCGGGGTGAGGTCCCCGTGATGATGATCAACACGAACCAGGCGAAAGACATGGTGAACAACATGCTCTCCCGGGAGGAGCCGGGCGGCGGGATGGTGTTTTTCCCCGAGTGGTTGCCGGACTGGTGGTACGTCGAACTCTGCTCAGAGACCAAGACCGGCAAGGGCTGGGTGAACCCGGCCAAGTCCCGGAACGAAAGCTGGGACCTCTTGGTCTACGCGATGGCGCTCTGTCATTCGAGCCGTATCCGCCTCCAGCATATCGACTGGTCAGCGCCCCCCTCGTGGGCGGAGGAATGGGACGAAAACGATATGGTTTACGGAGATGCGAACTTTCGGTTTGAAAATCATCCAAAAGGTGAATATAGTCTACGCACGCTTGCTGAGAAGCTGGGCTAGGAGGATTACTTGACTCTTGCAGAACAACTTGCCGACGCAAAAGCCCAATATCACTTGCTGGTAACGGGTCAACAGGCGCGTGTCTACGTCGATCAGAACGGTGAGCGGGTGGAATTTTCAGCCGCGAATCGGGGTGAACTGGCGAAGTACATCCAGCGCCTCGAAAACCTAATCGCCAGCACGGTCTCCCGTTCTGGCCCGATGCGGATACTCATGTAATGTTGGATCGCGAGTCACACTACCTGCTGGGTGATCTGGACGACGCGAACCTCCCCGGTGCGCTCG